TCTCTTCCGATCTCATAAAGCAAAAGGTGGAATCGTTCAGAAATTTTCTAGGGGCGGAGCAGTTAATAAACCAAGAGGCGTTGGCATAGCAAAAAGAGGCTATGGAAAGGTAATACGGTAAAAATGGCTTATACTTATTTTGATACAGACGCACTTATGAGTCCTTCTGAATTGGAGGAAAAAGGAATTAAACCGAAAAAAAACACTGTGTATCTTGAAAACAATGACGGAAGTGTAAGAACTTATAAGTATTCAGTTAAAGAAGAGGTTGGGGGGAAGTATGATACTAAATATCATGATATAGAAAGAGTTTCTCCAAGTTCTTTGGAAAAAATTGCAAATAAAACTGGGCTAAAAATTACGGCAATAAAAAATCATATAGGTTCTATGATAAGACATTTTAAACAAGGGGTAAAAGGCGTTGAAAGAAAAAACAGAGGCGGCGCAATTAAAAAAGCAAAAGGTGGAATCGTTCAAGTCCAAAAATTTTCTAAGGGTGGAATGGTTGAGAGACCAAGAGGCGTGGGTATCGCTAAAAGAGGCTTCGGCCGGGTGATACGATGAAAAAAATTAAACGACTAACACTGACGATCCCTCCGAAACGAGGACCGATGCCACAGGGCATTAAAATAAACTATGCGAAGCAAGGACCAAGAAAAATTAAAAATGGCCTAAGTAAGGAGGGCATATGAAGCTACACGGTGTAAAACCAAGTAGGGATTGGAAGCGGGGACGCGGAGAAGCGGAACCAGGGAAAATCTTGAAAGGAAATTCATACGCTAGAAAAGGAACGGTCTCCACGACGAAAGCGGAGAAAATAACTGTTCCTGAGTTCCCTATAAAAACCAAACTCACCAAAGGACAGATGGGTGCGGCGATTAAGGGTGGCAAATACGAATGGACATAGGAGGTTAGATGAAACTTTTAAAAGATATTTGGGCTTGGCTCAAGGAGTGGAATGACTGGGGAATGAAAGACTGGATTAAAGCTGGTGTTGTAGTTGTCATTGTTCTGTTCATTCTTTGGAAGATATCAGGCGCAGGCGCATAGATAAATGTTAAATCTTTTATCCGGATTATTAGGAGGCAAGAACGGCGCTCTGAAACAAATTTCTAGCGTCATTGATGATTTACACACTTCAGAAGAAGAAAAACTAGATAAAAAGATTTTAATGCAACGCATCCAGCAAAAGCTGGCTGAGAAGCAGATTGATGTTAATATCAAAGAAGGTCAGCACAAATCTATTTTTGTTGCGGGCTGGAGGCCGATGATCGGCTGGACGGGGGCCTTTGCACTCATTTTTGAGTTCATCGTATCTCCCGGAATTGAGTGGTATGCAAAGTTTTCAGGACTCGATATAACGGCTCCTGAGATTCAGACTGGCCCATTGCTGGCCATTGTTACTTCAATGCTCGGAGTCGCCGGGCTCAGAAGTTTTGAGAAGAGCAAAGGACTAACTAAATAACAAGGAGACTATCATGGTTGGTAAAGTAACGACTAGAGGGCAAGGAGTAGTTATGCCCGGTAAAAGAAAAACCACTACCACGTATGCCAAAGGCGGCAAGGTGGTTAAAAAACAATTAGGTGGTATGGTAAGACCTGAATTATTCCCTCAACCAGCAGGAATGGCAACCCCAAGGTATAAAAAAGGTGGTAAAGCAGGAAAGAAAAAACAAGGCTACAAAGCTCGAAAAGATGAATCGATTGCAATGCGTGTTAAAAAGAAACGTACAAAAAAACAACTCAAAGCAAGCAGAGACGAGTCTTACGGCAAATGGGGCGGCGGTAAAGGCAAAGGAAGAATCAACAGATAACATAGGTATCAATGGCTAGCACAGTTGCAAATGTAACGCTCAATGTAGATGTCACGGAAAGCGTGATGCTGAATGGCATGGACCACGGCTCAACGAATTCAGTGGCGGTTACAGGAGTGAATGAAGTATCAAAACGTATTATGTCGTTGACGGCGAATACGGATATTACGCTTGCTACATTTTCAACAGTTCCGGCAGCAGGTCAATTTGTTAGTGCGAATGTCAAGTATGTTCGAATCACAAATTTGGATGATGCAAACTCCTGTAATATTAATTTAGGAGGAGCTGCAGAAAATGTTTGGATCTATTTGGATTGGGGACGATCCTTTATTCTATCGCAACCAGCAAGTGCCATTGATGCTGTGGCAAGTGGAACAGTTGCAACGGCTTCCTTAGCCGATGTAACGACCATTACAGGTAATACAGCTAATGCGTCAAATACGATTGATGTGGAGGTTTTTGTTGCATCTAGTTAATGGCTTATCCTAAAAAGCATAAAGGACGCCGAAAAATTGGATCTAAAAAACGCCGCAATCGAAGACGTATTCGTTTGGGATTGCGTGTAAGGAGAAAGTAATGGATGTTGTACAATTAGCGGAGAGGATATTCCGCGTTATTCGTGAGAAAAAAGAACAAATCATAGAAATTACAATGCAAGGGGTTGAAGACTACGAGAAATATAAGTATATGGTAGGGCAGCTTCATGGATTAGAATCAATCGAGCGTGAGCTCCAAGAAATTTTAAAAAGAGAGGAAGAGCGTGAATAATTTAATAGTGCCAGATCACATCGCAAAAAAACGAGAAGAGGAAATTAAAAAAAAGAAAAAAGAAACGGAAATGTCCAAGGTTCCCGAACCAACTGGATGGAGAATAGTGGTCCTTCCTCATAAAGGTGTTGGCAAAACAAAAGGAGGCGTGCTATTATCTGATCAAGCTATTCAAGAGCAACAATGGACAACAAATGTAGGCCTTATTTTAAAAATGGGTCCAATGGCTTACAAGGATACTAAAAAATTCCCAACTGGTCCTTGGTGTAAGGAACAGGATTGGGTAATCTTTGCCAGGTATGCTGGTTCAAGATTAAATATTGACGGAGGAGAACTTCGCATTCTCAATGACGACGAGATTCTCGGCGTTGTGAAAGACCCAGAGGATGTATTGTCGCCTGCTCTGCACTCATAATCATAGAGGAGTATAACTATGCCAGAAACACAAGTTGCTATTAAAGGCAATGTAGATAAACCCCTAGTCGAAATTGATACGTCGGCAGGAGAAGTCGATGTTCAACTTCCTGAAAAAAAATCAGAACAAGATGTCGAAATAAAAGATGATCAAACAGTTACTACTGTTGATTCACAACCTAAAAAATCAAAAGATGAACTAGACCAGGTTAGCGATGCTGTTCAAAAACGAATTGATCGCCTAACATGGAAAGTGCGTGAAGCCGAGCGCCGCGAAAAAACAGCGACGGAGTATGCAAAAAATGTTCAGACTCAACTACAAGAACAGAGAACAAAAGTTACAAAATTAGACGATGGATACGTCAATGAATTCAAGAACCGTGTAGAATCCCAAATTACGACAGCCAAGGATCAATTAAAATTGGCCATTAATGCGGGAGATGCTGAAAAACAAGCAGAAGCGCAAGCCGTTATGGCTCGTTTGGCTGTTGATCAGCAACGGTTATCCCAACTGGAAGCATCAAGGCCAAAAGCAGCAGCTGATGGCGGAGCTGTGCAAGCACCTCCTCCAACGGTCCCACAACCGCCAGTTAATTACATGGGACAACCCGTTCCTCGTCCTGATCCCAAGGCCGAGTCCTGGGCACAAAAAAATACGTGGTTCGGAAAAGATGACGCTATGACTTATACGGCTTACAGCATGCATCGAAAGCTGGTAGAGCAAGAAGGATTTGACGCCAACTCCGATGAGTACTATAATGAAATTGATACGCGAATGCGTAAAGAGTTTCCCCATAAATTTGGGGATCAAACTACCGGTACCGACAGACCCGTTCAGGCTGTCGCGTCCGCATCCCGAACATCAAGCAAACCTGGGCGCAAAACCGTAAGATTATCTTCTAGTCAAGTTGCAATTGCAAAGAAGCTAGGAGTACCCTTACAAGAGTATGCCAAATACGTGAAGGAGTAGGCTATGACAAAATTAACAAAAAAATCAAAACCTAAAGTTCAAACTTTAGCAGATATAGAGATTGAAGAGGAAATTGTTGTTGACAAGACTCCCCGCAATGCCGATCTACGCGAGAAAAAAAATCGAACCGTAGATTGGAGACCACCGAATAATTTAGAGGCACCTCCTGCGCCTGACGGTTATAAACACCGTTGGTTAAGGGCTAGTGCCAGGGGATATGTAGATAATCAAAATATTATCAGTCGATTACGCCAGGGTTATGAGCTCGTGCGTGCTGACGAATATCCTGACTGGGACCTTCCAACTATTGATGATGGAAAACATGCAGGTGTTATTGGAATTGGTGGGCTTATGTTGGCTCGTGTTCCCCTGGAGGTCGTTAAATCTCGAAATAAATATTTTTCGAGAATGACTGAGGACCAAATGGAATCCGTGGATAAAAGTTTATTCAAGGAAGAACACCAAAGCATGCCGATCCATAAGGAAAGGCAGAGTCGAGTAACATTTGGAGGAAACCGTCCTAAGAATGAGTCTTAGGGCTAAGGGAACTCCAAGCATTTTTAGGAGTATAGCTTTATGGCTAATATAGATGCCCCTTTTGGACTTCGCCCAGCTAAAACGCTTGGTGCGGCGTACAATACATCGGGGTTTGATACCTATAAAATGGCGACCGACGAAAGTAATGCAATTTACACAGGTACTCTTGTGGTTTTGCAGGCTAATGGTTATGTTGGAATTGCGACTGATAACAGTACTGCGAACATCCTTGGTGTTTGCGGAGGCTTTTATTATGACGATTCCACCGGAAAACCAACTTTTGGTAGATACTGGCCTGCGTCAGCTGAAACGTACAACGAAACAGATGTGGAAGTGAGAGTTTATGACGATCCTAACACATTGTTTGAATGTCAATCAGTGGCGGGGACAACCGGTCAAACCGTTATAGGTGCGAATGCCAACTCTTCAGGAAATGCGAACGGTAATACAACTACAGGGTTGAGTTCATGCAAAATTGATGCGCCAAACGCAGCAAATACTGCTGAACAATTACGAATTGTAGCCGTGTCTGAGGATGTAGATAATAAAGATCTATCATCTAATAACGTTAATCTCGTCGTGAGAATTAACGAGCACGCTTACACAACTCTAACAGGTATATAGGAGTATAAGATATGGCTATTTCAAGATCGCAGCTCGTCAAAGAGCTGGAGCCAGGTTTAAATGCCTTATTTGGCCTGGAGTATGAACGTTATGACCGTGAGTATGAGGAGATTTATTCAATTGAATCTTCTGACCGTGCTTTCGAAGAAGAAGTAATGCTCGTTGGTTTTGGTAGTGCTGGGGTTAAACCCGAAGGCAGTACCGTAACATATGACCAAGCACAAGAAGCTTGGACTGCTCGTTACACCAACGAAACAATTGCTTTGGCTTTCGCAATCACAGAAGAAGCAGTGGAAGACAATTTGTATGATAGGCTTTCAGCCCGTTATACAAGAGCTCTTGCACGCTCAATGGCAAACACAAAAAATGTAAAAGGTGCAGCAACCTTAAACAACGCATTTAGCGCTAGTTACCTTGGTGGTGACGGTTCTATGCTATGTACAACCAACCACGCAACTGCGGAAGGTGGAGTATATGCAAATAGACCAACTACTGATGCTGACCTAAATGAATCATCTTTGGAAACCGGATTGATTGATGTCGCTGGTTTTATTGATGAAAGAGGTTTAAAAGTTGCAGCTAAAGGAATGAAATTAGTTATTCCTGTTAATTCGCAATTTATTGCAGACAGGGTTCTAAATTCGCCTTTACGTAGTGGCACTGCAGATAATGATATTAATGCTATGAAAAATATGGGAATGCTCCCAGAAGGTTATGTAGTGAATCACTTCATAACTGATACAGACGCATGGTATATCATGACTGACGTACCTAATGGGCTTAAGATGTTCGTAAGAGCACCGATCGCAACCTCTATGGAAGGAGACTTCGATACAGGAAACGTGAGGTACAAAGCGAGAGAAAGATACAGTTTCGGCTGGTCTGATCCTCGTGGCATTTACGGCACTAACGGCGCGTAGATTTTACAGCTTAAAGGGCGCTTTACAGAGCGCCCTTTTTCATTTATAAATTTATTTACCTAGTAATTAATTTAGTTACGCAGACTGGCTAGGCAGACGGTATAGAGACGGCGTGACGATAATGGTCTATACGACCAAAGGAGAATAATATGGCTAGAACGACATTTGATGGCCCGGTAAGAACCCTAAGGGGGTTCATTGCAACTGGAAACGTAATGGGGCAAGCAATAGGTGCGGGCACTGTTGATGGTGGAACAGATGTAGCAGGCATTGATAAATATCAAGGCAGAGCAGTAACAATTGGCAACACTACAACTGTTTTCAATTTACCTGAAATAGTTTCAGACACAAACACAACTCCAAATACATTAAGTACAATTGGACTGGAATATACGTTTTTAATAACTACAAATTTATCAGGTGAAACTTTTACTTTGAACGCTGGAACAGCAGCAGGTAGATCAACAGCAGATGTATTTCAAGGAACTGCTCAGTATGTTGATACTGGGGATAATTCTATGGAAGGATTTAATGCGGCCGGCACTGATACTTTAACTTTAGACGGCAGTACACGAGGTGGACTAGGAGGTTCAATCGTTTATTGTAGAGCTGTTGGAGCTAACATTTGGCTTATCCAGTGCGCCTTAAATGGTAGCGGCACAATGGTTACACCGTGGAGTTAATATTTAACCTAAGAGGAAAAACATTATGACAACTTTAGTTTTTGCAAAAAATGCTACTGCTGGAAATAATGAAACCGTAATTAGCGCAAAGCGTGGAAGGTTTAGAGGGTATGACGCGGCGGCAGACGCTGCTGCGACAACCATCGCCTTTCACGATTGTGCAGCCACTGGCGATATTGCCGCTGGTAATAAAATTATGGATCTTGTTATTCCTGCGGGCGCTAATGCAAATACCTATATTCCAGCGGATGGAGTATTATTTAAAACCGGACTATGCGTAGATGCTGATGCGGAAACAGCAGGCTGCGTAGTCTTCTACACAGAATAAGGGGGCAATATGCCAGAATATTTTGATTCAACTGCTCAAACAAGAGCTGCAGTTCAATCTTCAAAAACTACTAAATCTTACGGCACGCCCGTTGGACCACGAGGTGTGGTACAGGGTAAATCTACTTCTAAACCACAAGGACATATTCCAATGCATAAAAGACTTAAAATGGGAGAACAACCATCTACGGTTTTTAATGGAGTGAATGGAAAAACCGGTGGCAGATAAAAAGTGGATACAAAAAGCGGTTAAGAAACCAGGCGCTCTTCGTCGCTCGTTAGGTATCAAAAAAGGAAAAAAGATACCTAAAAAAACTTTAGCAAAAGCAGCTAAGAAAGGCGGAAAGCTTGGTCAACGAGCTCGCCTTGCGGAAACATTTGCTAAAATGAGAAGAAAACGAGGATGATAAATGGCGACTTCAGGAACTACGGACTTCAATCTTCAGATTGATGATATAATTGAAGAGGCTTTTGAACGCTGTGGATTACAAACACGCAAAGGCTATGATTTAAAAACGGCCCGACGATCCCTGGACATCATGTTTCAGGATTGGGCGAACCGTGGCCTTAACTTATGGAAAATTACCCAAGGCTCAAAACTTTTAGTAGCCAATCAACCAAGTTATAGTTTTTCGTCAACCGAAGAACGAGCTCTTATTGATATACTCTCCGCTGTCATCAACGATGGCTCATTTGATTATTCGGTGGATCGCATTAGCCGAATGGCTTATTTGGATATGCCGGTCAAAACAACGGCAGGTCGACCTTCAGAATGGTATTTTGAAAGAACTTTAACACCTACTCTTTATTTGTATCAAGCCCCTGATGATACAAAAACCTATACCTTTAAATACTATGGGTTGCGTCGTATTGATGATGCAGGAGCTTATGAAAATGAAGCGGATGTTCCATTTAGATTTTTACCATGCATGAGCGCGGGCTTAGCATATTATATTGCTATGAAAAAAGCCCCTGATCGTGTTCAATTATTAAAACAAGTATATGAAGAAGAATTTGCTCGAGCTGCAGCGGAAGATGCAACCAGGGCAAGTATTCATCTTGTTCCTGAAAGAGGATATATTGGGAGAGTATAATGTCATTTGCAAAAGGTAAATATGCATTGAGAATCTCGGACCGAAGTGGTTGGGCATTTCCCTATTTAGAAATGGTAAGAGAATGGAATGGTGCTATTGTTCACACATCAGAATTTGAACCTAGACAACCTCAACTAGGTCCTTTTCGTGTCAAAGCCGATCCTATAGCTTTACGTAATCCTCGTCCAGCGAGGACAGCGCCGGCTGTTACGGTTCTTTTACCTTTAAACCCTTTTCGAACAACTGCCAGTGACACAACCGTTACTGTTATTTCCCCAAGTCATGATCGTAGCACAGGGGATGTAGTAAGATTTAGAGATTGTATAGCTGCCAATGGTATTCCTAAATCAGATCTAGAAGAAGCTGATGGATATACCATTACAAAAATTGATACAAATTTTTACAGTTTTGTTTCACCCACAGCTCCAAACTTAACTGGAGATGCTGGAGGAGGCTCAGTGTCCGCAGGACCTGTGACAATACTAGCATAATGGCTACTTTAAGCGAAATTCAAACAGATATCCGCAATTATACGGAAGTCACAAGCACTGTCTTAACAGATTCTATTATTGGCACTATGATTGATAATACAGAAAAACGTATTTTTAGGACTATTGACTTGGATGTATCTCGCAGTCATCAAACAGGAAATTTAACAAAAGGTAATCCTTTTTTGTCAATGCCTGGTGATATTTCTACCACTTTTATTAGTATTGATTGGATACAGGTTTTAGATAGTGCTTCGAACAGAACGTTTTTAATTCAAAAAGATTTGTCTTTTCTTACAGAATATAATAAGAATAGAAGTACAACGGGTGTACCTAAGTATTATGGCAACTGGGATAATGATACTATTTACCTCGCTCCTACTCCAAGTTCAGGATTTACAGTAGAACTTGCTTTAAATAAGATGCCAGATAGCTTAAAGGACGCGGGGGCGTCGGGCTCAACTTGGTTGAGTACCAACGGCAATGATGTTCTTCTTTATGGATGCCTGGTTGAAGCTTATAAGTTTTTGAAAGGCCCTGCTGATATGTTGCAGATGTACCAACAATCTTTTCAAGACGCAATGCAAGCCTTTGCTATTGAACAACAGGGACGAAGAAGACGAAGTGAATATTTTGACGGAGTCTTGAGGATACCTCTTGAATCCGCACAACCTTAATTAAGGAGAAACTATGGCTATTGAACAATGCATTGTTAAATCATTTAAGACTGAAATTCTAAAAGGGTTACATGATTTTACTGCAT